TTTTGCAATTGAAGTGAAAGACTATGAGAATCTATCACTAAATGTTGCTGAAATACGTAGATATATTTTACAACAAATGGAATTAATAAAATATTATGAAAATTCTATACGAGATAATAACACAAAACAGGATAAGTAAATGTTTGAAACATCGGAAAGCTTTCAAAAAAAGATTTATGTATTAAGAAGAAGAACAAAACAAAGTCTGATAGAAACAATTGTACAATATTGCGAAGACAATACCATAGAGTATGAGTCTGTCGCACCTTTTATTTCTGGTAAATTAAAAGCAGAGTTAAGAGAAGAATATGAACAACTCCATTTCCTACCTAAGACAAGGAAGTTTCCAGACATCTTTAGTAACACCAGAGGAAGTAAAAGAAAAGTATCAAGCCGTTAAACTTCATTTTAGTTCAAAGAACTATGATTATTTTAAATATCAAGGAAAGGTAAAGAAAAATAATTTTGCTGATATAATGCCATACACAGTTATATCAAAAGGGAAATACAAAACGGATTTCCCTGACTTTTTTATTCCAGGTCTTTTTCAAAACCCAAGAGTGAACATTGAATATTTTATGAATGAAGATTATTTAAAAATTTGGAAGTATTGGAAAAGCTATCAAAAATCTCCCATCTATTTTTTCAAGGAAGAATTAAGTGAAATTGAATCTTATTTGAATAATAAAAATATTCAATATGATTCTTTATTTAAAATTTCAGATAATGAGTTACCTTTGATTTATAAATTCCTAGTTAAAAGTCAAATCAGCCCTCAAACGATTTTATACTTGGACCAAGTTTTGAATTTCCGAAAACCTTTTTCTAAGAAAGTCACTGAAAATATTATGTTTCCTAAACTGGAAAAAAGAATTCAAAAAATAACAAGTTTCATTAAACCCCAAGATTCGGAAAAATTAAAAAAAGTTGTGAAAGAATTATTTTGTGCTTGACATTCATTTGGAAGTATGTTATACTATTCAAGTGTTTGTTATAACCATTACTCAAAAGGAGTTTTTATGAATTTCAAAGATGCACTGAAAGCTAGAAAGAATCGTATTCCAGCAATGCAAGCACGTTTGGAAAAAGAAGCCAAATCAACTAGTTATGAAGATACTAGATTTTGGCGATTGGAAGCTAAAGATGGTTCTGGTTCAGCCATCATTCGTTTTCTTCCTCCTCCTCCAAATGAAGAAGAAGAATACGTAAAATATTACCGACATGAGTTTAAAGGTCCTCATGGTTGGTTGATTGACAATTGTCCGACCAGTATTGGTGGCAAATGTCCAGTTTGTGAAGCAAACAATCTTCTATGGTCAGAAGGTGGTGATGAGAATGAGAAACTTGCGAGAGACCGTAAGCGCAAGATGAAGTATGTTTCAAATATCTTGGTTGTCTCTGATCCAGCTAATCCTGGAAATGAAGGCAAAGTGTTCTTGTTTCAGTATGGTGTAAAAATCTTTGAATTTATTCAAGAGAAGATTAATCCACCAGAACCAGAATTCAAAGACATGAAGCCAGAAGAGCCAGTCGATGTGTTTGATTTCTTAGAAGGATGTAACTTCCGTTTGCGTATGAGAAGAGATAAAGGATATATCACTTATGATAAATCTTCTTTTGATACACCAACCGAGTTGGCAGATAATGAAGAAGAAATGGAAACAATCTGGCGTTCACAACACTCTCTTCAAGAGTTTACAAGCGTAGATTATTACAAATCTTACGAAGATTTGAAGAAGCGTTTTGATACTGTCACAAAAGGCACATCTAACAATGATAGTGTGAGTGAAGCAACTTCTATTAAAACAGAAGAAGAACCACCACCATTTGATACAGATGAGCAAGTCAAAGCTAAAAAAGCTAAACCTTCCTTTGTTGCAAAGTCCGACCGTGTAACAACTCCAAAGGATGATGAGGATGATGAACTCGCATTCTTTGAAAAACTCGCCAATGATGATTAATTGACAACAGATTGGAGAGATTTTTTTCTCTCCAATCCACCTTCCTAAATAAAAAAATGCAACTAGCAAATTCGTTTTTTTACGGGTTTAAATCAATCATTACGAATCTTGACTACATTATTTTTGGAGAAAGGAGTGAAACCAAGAGGAGTCATTTAAGGTTAAAAGAATTGGCAATAACAAAATTTTTATATGGTCTTTTTTGGGCCTATATCTTCTCGCTAACGAACATAATACCTGGAGATATTGTCTTAGGTAATATCACAATTGACCATCTATATCAGTTGTATTTTAAAGCGGAAGAACTTTATATATACTTTATGAGTCTATACCAATGAGAACAATAATTTATTTTTTATTCGGATTTTTGGTTGGAGTTTTAGTTTTTAAGTCCGATTTCACTGAGTTGTTTGCAAGAGATATTGAAAACTCTGAACTCGGTAAAAATGAATGTGTACAAGAAATCATTGAGAAAGGTAAAGTAGAATCTTGGAATCTATACGAAGAGTTTAAAAACAATTTTTATCAATAGGAAATGACTGATTTATTAATTAACATCGGATTGTTAGCATTGTGGATATATCTAAATCATGAGTTACATGAATTATTATAAAGGAATAGTATGTTTCGTTTTTTCTATGATAGTCGCTGGAGATGGTGGAGTACTTTAGGTACATTTACTATTCTTGCGGCAATCTGGTATAGTGTACAATTAGATGTACAGATTAACGAGTGGTTTGGTAGATTTTATGATGCTCTTCAAAAAGCACTATCACAACCAGGTTCTGTTAGTCATGAAGAGTATTATGGATACATGTATGATTTCTTTAGCATAGCAGGTATCTATATTATTGTGAATGTCATCTTCAACGGATTCCTAGTCAATCACTGGACATTCCGTTGGCGGCAAAGTATGGCAGATTATTATCATGAAAATTGGCAACGAGTGAGACACATTGAGGGTGCAAGTCAACGTGTTCAAGAAGATACATTAAAGTTTGCAAGACTGACCGAAAATTTGGGTGTCGGTTTAGTTGAAGCAATTTTGATGTTGATTGCCTTTGTGCCGATTCTGTATGGTCTTAGTAAAGCAGTTACAGAATTTCCTATCTTTGGTCAAGTTGATCATGGATTGGTTTGGGCAGTTATCGTCACTGCACTAGGCGGTACTGTAGTCTTGAGTTTGATTGGTGGAAAATTACCAGGTATTGAATACGATATTCAAAAGGAAGAAGCTGCATATCGTAAAGAATTAGTACATGGTGAAGACAATGAATCCCGTGCAAATACTGCTAGTATTAATGCTCTATTTCAGAATGTAAGAGCAATTCATTTCAAATCTTATCTGCATTATTTTTATTTCAATATTGCAAAGTGGAGTTACCTTCAAGGTATGGTGATTGTGCCATATGTCGCATTGGGTCCTAGCATCATTGCTGGTGGTATTACATTGGGTGTTGTCAGTCAAACTACAAGAGCATTTAGTAAAGTAGCAGAGAGTTTGCAATTTATAATTCGTTCTTGGTTACAAATTGTAGAACTTATGAGTGTTTATAAACGATTGCGTGAATTTGAAAGTCAATTTAAATAATAAGGGCAAATATGAAAAGAATTTTTAGTGTATTAGTAGCGTTGGTAGTGTTTAGTGTTATGGGAATTGCTGCAGAAAAACCAACTGCAGGTTTGGTATTGGTTGGTCCTAAAAGTGATGGTGGTTGGAGTATGAGACACTATCAAGGTATGCAAGAATCTGGTTATGAATTTGATTATGTAGAAGCCGTTGCTGAATCAGATTCAGAAAGAGTGTTTACTCGCCTTGCACGTAAACATGATGTAGTGTTTGGTACATCATTTGGTTATATGGACCCAATGATGAATACTGCGAAAAAATTTCCTAATGTGAAATTTATGCACGCCACGGGCTTTAAGACTGCAGAGAATTTGAACAACTACAATTGTAGATTGTTTCAAGCTAGATATCTAGCTGGTGTTGCTGCAGGTATGTTAACTAAAACAAATAAAATCGGATTTGTAGGTTCTCATCCAATTCCAGAAATCATTTCTAATATCAATGCTGCAACTCTTGGAGCAAAATCTGTGAATCCAAATATCACAGTACAGATTGTTTGGATTAATTCATGGTTTGATCCTGCGAAAGATACAGCGGCTGCAGATGCACTCTTCAATAATGGAGTAGATGTATTCTTCACAACAACAGATTCACCATCAGTAGTGATGTTGGCTCAAAAGCAATCTACTGAAGACAAACCTCTATGGGGAATGGGTAATGATGCTCCAATGAACTCTTTTGGTCCAGACCGTTATGCAACTGGTCCGATGTTTAATTGGGATGTTTA